TATTGGCAATATCACCTTTAGGATCCCACGAGAATCGTAGTCGACCTCGATGGTATTGGGAACAGATAATCTTAAAGTCAAAAATCATATCTCCACGCCAGTATTCAAACATGTTAGCAACGACCCACATAGGGGTTGGATTGATAACATCTTGCTGTGCTTGAGATGTGACTACAGACATATAAGGATTTATATATGAATTCCACAATAAAGTATCTATGGAAGAAGCCGCTGTCCATGTAAATGATGTAAGATAGCTCCCTCTTTGAACAAAATCTGAGATTATTAAATTATCAACTGTTGGATCACCAATACATTGATTATTAACAGTTATCTCATTTTTGCTATCTAAAGATAATTTTTCTGTGGGGTCTGAAATGTCACTGACAGCCATTGCTCTAAAAGGTAAGTTCTTTGTTGGCAAGGTATCTGTTACGCAAGGCACTTTTGTGTATCCGAAAAGATTGGCTATGCTAGCAACAGCATCAGATCCTATAGAAGTTGCAGTTGCAAATGGTCCGATATATGGTAAATTTGAAAGCATGCCTGAAGCTCGAGCTAAAGCACTGGCAGGTTTGGATATAACACCATCCTTCTTATACTCATTATCTTTGGATTGTACAGCCAAATCGACTGTCAGACCAGCTAGTTGTACATTCTCAGCCCAAGCGTAAAATGTAATATCTATATCAGAAGCCACACCAGCATTGGCGTAGGTTAAAGGTACAATGGAGGTCAAATTTATAGTTCCAAAATTATTTAATTTTGAACTGCTTCCCAAATCTAACCACTCCGTGGTAGCCAAGAAAGGACAAATTAACTCGCCCCCTTGACTATTTTGCGGATAAATATAGACATGAGGTAATTGAGAATATTGAACATTCTTATCACCAGCAGTGGTATCTACAGGAGCAGAATTTAGTTCACCTTTAAGTGGTTGATATGACATTAGAAAGGCGCCATAATAAAAAGGTGAAGCATTAACTACCACCTTGATATGTAGATCACATCTAATCCAAGCATAATTATCAATTTTACGTTTTATCGAAGGATGATTAAAAAATTCATACCATGGGTTTCGAGTGAAATTTACAGTAGCACCAGCATTAGCATCTACATTCCAAATGCGAACAGGTCTGGATAAATATTCATTTAAATCAGCATTCTTTGATATAGTTGGTTGATAAAGCATATTCACAGCAGGAGTTAACACAGTAGCGGTTTCCTCTTTGTCTGAGAAGTGAACATTCACTTGTTCATCCGTGGTTTTAGTTTCATCTTCTCTAATAACATCAGATGATTGCACTGTTAGAATAGAGAGTAGATGTTCACAAGGAGAGTTGTTATCGCAGCCAAAGTCTGAATAAACTTTAGATGCCGCATTATCGAACTCGTCAATGAGATGATCGATCCTATCAAGCGTTCGCGCAAACGCTTCAACGATGGAGAGAATTTCCTCCATTTTCGTTTCCAATATTTTGTACTGGTTAAGAGGCCCAGTAACCTCATTATTTCTTTGATTACTTTTTGCAAGCTTTTATAACCAACACGCTGCAAGCTCATACATTGCGTGTGGTCCTACAAGATCTTTTGTGTACTAGCCGGACACTTCTCTAAAAAGAGATTTTGAGGGTTGCTCTGGCAGGTTACGTAAGTGATCCATTCTCTATTGATCTTGGATCTGGCAGAATTGGTCTATCAATAGCAGTAAACTATCACTTACGAAGAATTTTGGTTTTACAATCGGACATATTCTTAAAGCCCGGGTATTGTTTTTACGTTTCTTTTAAAACGTGTTCCAAACCTATAGAAGATCTCCAGAATTGGTCCTCGAGATCTTTATAAGTTGGAAATGTTGAATCCTCAATCCAATTGGTCAAATCCATTTTCACAACTAGATTTTGAAGCATTAATCTTTTTTCTTCAAATTTAGTTTTTCCATAAAAGAAGTATTCGCGCAAAGCCGTACTTATGACAGCCATGGCTTGAGCTTCTTTTGGAATGGATTTGGATCTTTTCCAAACAGTTAACATTTTTTCTATAGAATCATGTTCCAAAGGCGCCAAATAACATTTTTGTTCTTCATCAAACCTCCAAGTTCTTTTTAGGAAAGATGCTTCATCAATATGAATATATGGTATACTCTCTGCTTCTTTATCGGCCATAGTATAGATTATATCAATTTTCTTGAATTCTTGAGCTATAGCTGTATGATTAAACCAGTCATTTCCTTTCTTGACTGACATGATATTATCATCACCATAGGTCATCAAGGCAACAGTATCATTAAAAGATAAGCATTCCTTTTCCGGATTTAATTCGTGATAAACATATCTCATACGTAATGAATTAACTATGGAATTTAATATAACTGTGAGAGGGTTACCAGACGGGTTAGAACCATAAAATTGAATAAGATCTCCATTATAATCCACTAGTGGAAAGGCAGTATCTTCAGCAATACATCTAATAACCCTAAGTTCATCTTTCGAATAATTACCTGAATAATCACATATATCATACAATATATCGAAAGCGGCAAGGATTTCTTTTGGACTCATCTTTTTATCAAATGCTTTGTAATCTCCAGCTACAATTCTGTCTTCTCCGAATTTAGTAACATAATTTCTAATTTCATGCCACTCAAGTGACTGAGCAATTGTGCCAGGACCTGCTTCGAAGACAAATCTGTTTTCTTGAATCAGTTTGGTACATGATAGTAGAAATTTTCTAACTATTATTGACCAATCCATTGGCGCGCCGGTAAACACTCGTGTTTTTCCCATCTTAATTTTCTTAAAAGAGACAGGTTCATCTTTTAAGTGAGCACAAAAATTGGGATGTGAACACTTTCCGGCAAGATAATTCATGAGTATATCATCCATGCGATCATTGATTTCTTCATTTACCTTAACAGGATCCATGTTTTTACCAATAATGGGCATAGATGTTAAGAAATGTTGCTTACTCTTTTTCCATGGATTTCCAGCACTAGTGTTACGATTC